TTTATCCTTTTACCAGTTATATCGGAGTTAATTTTCATTTCCCAATCAAAGCCCTTCCAAAGGATCCCCAAAATGCACCCCGACGTTTTGACTTTTCAATTTTAGACAAGGACTTTTCAATTATGCTATCGTGAAAGGCAATATAATACCCCATAGCTGAATCCATTTCGTGACGTTCCTGGCGTTCGATGGCAAGCTGAGTCTTGAAAATGCTGTCCTGTTTTTGCAGGGCTGAAATCTTCAAATTCACTTGTTCAACATCGGATTGCTTGGCGCAACTGGCCAGGGCAAAAAGCAAAAGGCAAAAAAGTTTTTTCATCGGTTACGTTTTTTGAATTCATCCTTACCTTCTTGTTCCTCATTCTTTTTCCAGTCCCGGACTCTTTTGGCAAGTGCCATAAAGACCATAATGAAGTTCATTACCAGGATCAGTCCTGAAAGCAATTTGGCCACAAAGGACCATATAAGGTTGATTTCGGCAATGTATTCAGATAGCTTGTGCAGCCCGTAGCTAAATGATATTGCCAGACCGCTAAAGCCGAGCATAATGGATTCCCGTTTTACAGGACAAAAGAAATGGTTGTAGTAGTAGCCAGGGGCATTAGAAATGTGGTGCAATGCAACCTGAATAAATTCTTTAATCGTTACCATATTACACAGCGTTGTTCATTAAACTGTGGATCACAATCAACATGGATGAAGGTTGAATAAACACCAATCCTGTCAAAACCTACTTTTAAAAGACTATCCAGAACCTTAAACTTAATGGAGGGCGTTTTTGTTGCTATATCAGCCGCATATCCCCGCAAATGGGACGAATTAGGTTTCCCTTTTACTTTGGCATTATGGGCAGAAGTACGAAAGCCTGAGTTGATATTAAACGGCACCCCGGCAATTTCCCGGGCTTCATCCAGGCGTTTTAGGAAGTCCGGATTCATATTCTTTCCTGAGCCTGGCAGGTCAGGGCTGTCAAATTCAGACAGTTTGAAATGCTTTAATTCCATGCCCCAAAGAAAGCCAAAAAAAATATTTCAAAAATTTTTGCCCTTTTTCTTAAAAAAGTTTGCAGAATTAAAAAGTGGTTGTATCTTTGTTGCATCAAACAAAACAAAAAACAAAATGACAATCGCATCTCAAATTCTTCAGCAACTAGGTGGTAACAAATTCATCGTAATGACCGGAGCTACTTGTTATTCAGACGGAAACACTTTAGTAGCAAAATTCAAAGGTTCTAAAATTGCAAATACCATGTATGTAACTCTTAACTCAATGGATACTTACGATGTGAAGTTCTGCAAATTCAGAGGACTTGATGTAAAAACAATCAAAGAAGTGGAAGGAGCCTATTCTGATATGTTGAAATCAATATTTGAAAAAACAACAGGACTTTATACAAGTCTATAATAAAACCGGGGCTTCGGCCCCTTAACTTTATGCCTAAAGGAATCCCAACAAACGGGAAGCGCAAGCCAGGGGCCGGAAGAAAAACCGGTCCCAAAACCGAAACCGTTGCTTTTCGAATCCCAATCGGACACAAGAACCGGGTTACAATTATGATTCGGAATTATTTGAAAGAATTGAAAGCCTCTGAATAAGGGGCTTTTTTATTTGCAACGAATTTTCTTCCTACCTTTGAATTTGAATTTTCGAATATGAAATCTATTCAGGCACTTAACACGAAAAACTATGCCAGCAGGAAGGCCGACAAAGTATGATTCATCCTTTGCAATTCAGGCCAAAAAGCTATGTAAGCTGGGATTTACAGATAAAGAACTGGCCAAATTCTTTGAGGTTGAGGAGAAAACCTTAAACAACTGGAAGAAGGATCACCCGCAATTTTTACAGTCCTTAAAGGAAGGAAAAGACATGGCTGATGCAGAAGTGGCTGAAAAGCTATTCCAAAGGGCTATTGGCTACCAACATCCTGAGACTAAATTCTTTGTCGTAAAAGTTGATCGGGACGTTGAAGAAATCCAGACCCGGGAAACCACAAAAATTTATCCACCGGATGCAACAGCAGCCCTTTTTTGGCTAAAAAACAGGCAGCCTCAAAAATGGAGGGATAAGCACGAGGTAGAAACAACACCCCAACAAGTCACCGTCACTATTTCCGGAATTGAGCCTCCACCCGGGGAATAATACAGTTAAGCTAACTTTTCTCCCGGACGAATTAGCATAACAGATAAAAAGTGAATGAACTTCAACTTTCAACGAAACTTTTGGCTGAAGTGGTATTGGCCCTTCATCGAACCACTTTACACAGTTGAAGGGCATTTCGGGACAAGGGCATCGGCAAAAAGCCACAACATTGCCAGGAAGCTGCTGTACCATAGCTTTAAGCCATATCAATTCAATGTAATTCACTCCCGAAAGGTTTATGGCGACATTGAAGGAAGCACGTTCAAACTGCTGACCGACCTGATTTACAAGTATTTCCCAAATGACTTCATAATCAAGAAGGATCACTTCTTCATCCAGAACAAACACACGAAGAACTGGTTCCGGGGTCTGGGGATGGATAAGCCCGAAAAGGCAAAGGCAGTTGAAGGTGCGAATATCGCATGGATGGAAGAAGCCAATCAGTTTGATGAGGCTGATTATGATTTCATTTCAACAACCATCCGGGGTGAAATTGGAACTCCGGTTTCAATGATACTTTCCTGGAATCCAGAAAGCCAAAATCATTGGTTGTTTTCGGAATATCAAAGAAAAAAAGACCTTCCAAACCATGTTTTTTACAAATCCACTTTTCACCAGAACTATGCGATTGATCGGGAAGAGTTCCATAATCGGCTATTAAGAATTAAGTCCAAGGGCAAAGAAGGAGAACGCAGATATAAGGTTTGGGCCGAGGGTGAATGGGGGATTGAAGATATGGATTACCGGTTTGCCTACGGTTTTAATCCTGAGATTCACGTAAAACAGGCAAAGATTAAAGCGGTCAAAGAACTACCTCTTTACCTGTCCTTTGACTTTAACGTCACCAATACTTGTGGGGTTCAGCAATTTTTAAAAAATGGACCCGGGGCGAAGTATTACGCCACGATAAACCGCATCAGAACTTACCGAATAGGCGACCTTGGTGCCCTCTGCGATACAATCTTGGAAGATTTCAAGGGCTTTGAATTCATAATCAATGGGGATGCTTCAGGAGGCAACCGGAGCGCATTTAGCCAGGACAACATCACAGCTTATCAGTTTATTAAAAAAAGACTTCGGGTTAATGATTTTGCTATTCAAGTTCCACCAGCAAACCCTTCGCATATTGCATCAAGGGCTGTTACAAATCTGGTGCTTCAAAATTGTTTGGTCCAGATTGCTGAAGAAAACGACCTGCTGATTGAAGATTCAAAGCTGGCAGTTGTGGATCGAAATGGCAGTCTGGATCCTTGGAAGAACAAAAACCCGAACCTTGGGCACAGCTTTGACGAATGGCGTTATTTCCTTTGGGCCAACTTCAACGAAATTTCTTCCATGATTGATTTGTAATATTGTTGCAAAAGATTATACATTTGCAAAAATCAGAACCATGAGCTGTTTACCTAACTATTTTGTCCGGGCTCTTTTGCCGAATTGCGCAGACGACCTGATTGTTTATTTACCGCCTGATTATGCGGAGCCGGTTGTTGATGTTTTTATTGTCAATGGTGCTGGATATGTTGTAAGAGAGGAATTAAGTGTAGAAGACGGTAACTGGGTGAACATTGACTTGACTTCAATTTCATTTCCAGAAGGGTTTATAAATCCTTTTGGCGGTCCTTATACCATCCATTTCCAAAATCCAGACTCAAATCAATTCCTGCAATTCACCGCAAAAGACGGCACTGTTACTGATTCGATTCAGTTCAGCGTTGGCAACTTTACGCAGACAGAAACACCTTTTATCAACGCCTTTACGGATGTAGTTCCTGCGGGGTATGGGTCTTAAATAAAACAGAACAATGAAAAAACTACTCACCACCTTAATTCTTTTGGCTTCGATTGCTTCCTGCCAAAAAACCGACTTTGTGGAATACCGTGTAACCGGGATCACAAAGAAAAACTCCTTTGCCTGTGAATATGCCCTTTATGCCGGACAAGGGAAGCCTACCATCTATATTCAGGACGAATGTGGAAAGTACAAGATCAATCAGGTTGTTTTTAAGATGGAGGATTAACTACCTTTGATTTATGAAAACTAAAAAATACTGCTCAAGCTGCGGTAAGCCCGGAACCAAGAAGCCAAGACGGCCAAGGAAGTAATGCACATCATTCTTGATGGTGTTTCCTGTGCTTTGTTTGCTTGGTTCTTTGCGTATTGCATCGACAACGTGCCGTACCTGAAATGGTACGGTTTTTTGCTTTCTAAACTACCCGAAAACCTTTCAAAGCCTCTGGGTTTTTGCCCTTATTGCTTTGCGCCCTGGTTCTACATTTTAACCCTATTTTTGCCCAATGAAATTGTTCAAGTGGCTTATGCCTTCGGCTGGACCTACGCAGCCAGTTGTGTCTTCGATAAATTCATCAGCACCGACACCTAACTACCAAGGAGTCCTCGACAAAAAGCACTGGCACAAGGTGGAATTCGCCTTCACAAGCGGAGGAGTAAACTATTTCTGCTGGAATCACGATATCCAGATTCCAATCGAAAGAATGGTGGCCGCAAAA